GAACTTGCAGATAGTCCTGTATTAGCGCCAGCTCCGGGTGAGCCTCAAGATATGGAGCAATTAGAAATGGAGCAGCAGTTTGGATATAAGCACGTAATGTCAATGGAGGCAGAGCAAGCTATATCATTATCTTTTTATCAAAATAAATTTGATGACAAGAGAAAAAGAACTATAGAAAATTTATTTGATTTTGGAATGGGGGGGTATACTCAATGGATTGATGAGAATGGTCACGTTAAGATAAGAGAAATTAACCCTGAAAACATGGTGTTATCTTATTGCTCTAAAAGTGATTTTTCTGATTTGGTGCATTGGGGTGAAGTAAGAGAAATGTATATTGGAGATTTAGCTCCATACTTTACGGCAGACCAAATGAATCAAATGGTGACATCAGTTGCCGGAAGATTCGGTAACCCGTCAAACTTTATGTACGGAACTGACTATTCTAAATATTGGAATAGATTTAAAATATTAGTTTTAGATTTTGAATTTTTATCATGGAACGATTATACTTACAAGGAAGAAGTAGATGGTCGTGGTAATATAAGATTTGGTAAAACTAAATATCAGTCTGCTTCAAGAATGGCTGTTAATCAATTAGGTTCATTAGAATCTGAATTTAATAAGCCAATGAGTCAAACGGAAAGCAAAGGTCAAGCAGACCCTGTTTTTATGCCTGTAACCAAAAAGGTTGTTTACAAGTGTAAGTGGGTTGTAATGACAGACTTTATGTATGACTGGGGTATGTCTGAAAACCAAATTAGAAAACCATCATCTTGGTGGGATACTCAATTGAATATTCAGTTATACGCTTGGAACTTCTACAAGATGCGTTTTGCTGGTGTTACTGAAAGACTTATTCCATTAGAGGATAAAGCTTGTTTGGCTTGGTTTAGGTTACAGAATATGTCTAATAAACTTATTCCTTATTTAATCAATATTGACTTAAACGCACTTGAAGGTGTTGACTTTGGCGGTGGTGGAGAAAAAATGAATCCTACTAAAGTTATGGATTTCATTTTCTCAAACTTTGTTGTTCCTTATCGTTCAACAGATTTGTTAAGCCAAAATCCAAACTACAAGCCAGTAAGTATCGAAGCCTCTGGTCAATTAGTTGTATTCGGTCAATTATATGATGATTTAATGCGCACTATTGATTTAATGCGTCAAGTATCTGGATTGAATGAACTGACAGATGGCTCTACTCCTAATGCAAGAACCTTAGTTCCTGTTGCAAATGCAGCAATGGAAAGTACCAATAATGCTCTTTATTTATTAACTTTTGCTGATAAGCAATTAATTCAAGCTGTGGCTGATGCGGTTGTTGCAAAGGTTCAAATAGCTGTTAAGTTAGGTAAAGTTCAAGGTGTGTCTAAAGCTTTAGGTGAGGAGACAGTTAAGTTTTTACAAATTAATCCTAATTTATCTATTCATGAATTCGGTATTTTCATAGAAGATGCTCCGCAAGATTATGAAAGACAGCAATTGATTCAAGAATTAAACATTCGTGATTCACAAGGATTAATTGAGCCTGAAGATAAGATACTTGTAATGAGTTGCCGTAATTTGAAAATGGCTTCAATGATTTTGGCTTACAGAATCAAAAAGCGCAGAGAGCAAATGCAGCAGTTTGAATTACAAAAAATTCAACAACAAACGCAAGGTAATGCTCAAGCAGCTCAGGTTGCAGAGCAAGAGAAAAGAACAACTTTGCAGACTCAATTAGAAGTAGATATTGCTAAAATCAATGCAGAGAAGCAGTGGGATTATATTATCCAAATGGGTAAGAAAGAAAGCGATATTCAAGAAGCTAAGATTCAAAGTGACGCAAAAGTTATTGCTCAAAGAATTTCAGCCGAAGCTAAAATAACAGTTAATAATAATAAAAAATAAAAATAAGATGGAAGTTAAATCATTACTCAGCGGCAAAATGAGAAAAGGTCTACAGGATGCTCTTTATGTAGAACTATACCAATCTAATTTATGGAAAAGCCTAGCTAATCAATTACAAAGATTAGGATTATTTGGTACTCAAAAGTATTTTTTAGCAGAGAGTGCAGAGGAGTTGACCCATTATCAAATGATTGTTGAGTTTATGAACGACATGGGAGATTGTGCAGACGTTCCAAGAATTGATGCAATCTCAGATAAAATAAATACACTTGGTGATTCATTAGAAATTGGTTATGAAACTGAATTAGAAGTTTACAACCAATATAAAAAATTCTATGAAATGGCAGAGGTAGAAGATTGTGTAGTTGCACAGTTTTTATTACAGTTTATGGAAATTCAAAGAAAAGCAGTTGGTGAATATGGTGATTTATTAGCTAAATATAAAATAGCAGCAGAATCTAAAGAAATCCTGTTCTTCGATAAGGGTATGGGTAAAAATTAAATAAATTTATTTTTTTAACTAAATTTTATTATTTTCGTAACGTAAAACACATTTATGTCAGAACTAGAACAAGAACAACCACAAGAACAAAAACCAGTTTATAGAATGAGTACCGGTATCCCTATGCCTCAAGATGAGTTTGTAGAGCCTGCCGCACCTATTCAAACTGAAAGTGCAGAATCAGCTACGGTATCAACTGAAGGACCTCAGTCTACGGTTGTAACAGAACCGGAAGCTCAGGCTGAGGAAAATGTAACAGCTTTTTCTATGCCTAATTTTGGTGATGAGCCTGTTGAAAATGCTACCGAAGAAACTCAATCATCCGCTCCTGTTCAGGTAACTGATTGGAGAGAGCAATTAAAGAAGTCTGACCCTAAAGAAATTTTAAAAGAATTAGGTTATGATGATTTTGTTGCTGATTTTGCTGAGTTTAGAAAAAATGGTGGAGATGCTTATAAGTTCCTAGAAGCAAAAGCTTTTGATTGGAATAATGTATCTCATACTGATTTGGTATTTGATGAATTGAAATTACAGTATCCTAATCTTAGCGATGATAAGATTGAGAAGCTGTATCAAGCAAGATATAAGCAGACTGAGTTTGCGGCTGATGAGGATAGAGAAATTGGATTAATTCAACTAGAAGCAGACGCAGAATTAGTTAGACAAAAAAGAATTTATGAACAGCAGCAGTTCCGTATACCAGAAGTTAGTAGGCCACAAGAGGTGGACAACCAGCTTCAATATGCAGAGCAAGAGCGGTTTATGATGGAACAACAACAACAAGTTCTCCAGTTTTTCAGGGAACATGATGCCACCAAATCCTTATTAAATAGCAAAAGAGTTGCTATTGATTTAGGAGATAATGGCAAATTCAATTTTAATATTGATAAACCTGAAAATTTAATGGAAGTAGCGTTGGATGGAGAAAAGTGGCAAAGAGCTATTTCTGTAAATCCGCAAGAGGCGGACCCAGCAAAGTTAATTCCAGATGTGGCTAAATTGCAAAAAATTGCATTAGTTGCTCTTAATCCAAACTATGAAAAGGACCTTGTGAATTATGGAAAGTCATTGGGATTGAAAGCTATCATTGAAGAAGGACAAAATGCACGCAGACCTGTTGGTAGTGTACCTGCCCAACCCAATGAATCGTTAGGTGAAGCTTTTGGCTCAAGGGCTAAAATGGGAACCATAGGCAGGTAAAAATTAAAAACTTTTACTTAAAAAAAAATTAAAAAGATTAAAAATGGCAAACAATTTAGGTAATATTACCAAAGCCTACGTCAGCGCAATTGACCCTGTGCTAGACACGAGAGAGATTAACAAGCTCGTTACTGATATTCAGAACGATGATGCTCTAACAGACATTTTATGGTTAGGTGACAGAAAGAAGCCTATCTCTACTGGTCAACCTATTTATTACACTTTTGTAAACGAAGCTTTATTCAAACTTCTTGATACAACTGGTGGTACTGTAAATGGTTCTGGTACAACTTCTATCAACTTTACTTGTACTACTGCGACTTCAGGTCAAGCTCGTAAAGATGATTTAGTTCTAGTTCCAACTGGTGCTATCTCTGCTATCGTTACAAATGTTGTAACAACTTCAGGTGTTGATACCGTATACATTAAATCTGTATCTGGTGCTAACATGACTTTAACTGCTGGTGATAAATTATCTTTATTCTCAGTAGCTGTTGGTGAAAACTCAGTAAGCCAAACTAACTTACGTTTTGGTTTAACTAAGTACACTAACAAGTACCAAATCTTCCGTGAAATTTCAAAAATTACAGACGTTCAAAACGCTGCAACTATTGAAGTTGAATTCAACGGTCAAAACAAATTTATCGTTAAAGACCACCTTGAAAAAGCAATTTTACTTAAAGGTAAAATCAATGCTGCTTTCATCGCTGGTGATATGTCAGTTACTACTTTCAGTGATACTAACCCTATCCTTACTGATGGTAATACTTCTGGTAGTGATGGTGGTGGACCAGTACAAACAACTCGTGGTTTAAACAAATACATCGAGATGTACGGTAACACAATCGTTAACGGTACTTTAGGTACAGTACAAAAAGCAAACATTGATGATGCTCTTGATACACTTATCGCAGCTAAATCTCCTAAAGATTATTTAGTATTCGGTTCAAGTGCAGTTAAGAGAGCTCATGACACCTATTGGAAGGCGTTAGGTTCTTCTGGCGTACAATCAGTTCGTATCGTTGTTGACGGTAAAGAGCTTGATTTACAAGTAGACAAAGTAAGTTACGGTGGTTTCACCCTTAACTACATGGCTATGCCAATCCAAGACCAACCAGTATTATTCGGTCAAACTGTAATTAACAAATGTGCATACTATGTTCCTTACAACAACCGTGTTAAAGTACAAGGTGGTGGTTATGATTCAGCAATGCGTGTAAGATACGTACCAGCTCAAACTAAATTCGGTAACGATATGATTGGTGAAATCCACAGCGGTGCAATTTCTCCAGTAAATCCTAACGGAGATGCTATGAACTGGACTTGTTCTTGGACAACTGCGCAGGGCTTAGAGTGCCTTGGAGTCCAGCACTTTTTGCGTCAGCAAGTTTTATCTTAATTTTGATGATAATTGGGGTGGATTTTTCCACCCCTTTTATTATATTTGCATAAATCAAAAATACATGGAACAAGAAGTTTGGAAACCCGTATTAGGAATTAATGATGGATTTTATGATGGTTACTACGAGGTAAGTAATTTCGGTAGATTTAAAATGTTGCCTAGATTATTAAGACATAGTAAAGGCATGAGGGTTTCTAAAGAAAAGATTGTTCAAGGGTGTAATAGAAACGGATATAAAACAGTTTCTTTTAAAAAAGACGGAATCAAAAGAACGATAGATGTTCATATTTTGGTTGCTAGAGCATTTATAAATAACCCAAATCCAGAAAAATTCAAGATTGTAAATCACTTAAATAGTGATAGGGCTGATAATAGGGCAGAAAACTTAGAATGGTGTGACCATAGCAGAAATGCAAAGCACGCATACGAGGCTGGTAAGCTAAAAGTAACCAAAGGTTCTGAAAGAAGTACTGCCATTTTGGATGAAAAAAAGGTTTTGGCAATAAAATTGTTATATAAAAGTGGTAGTTTTTCACTATGGGATTTATCTTTAATGTTTAACGTAGGAAAAACGACTATTCAAAATATTATAAACGGAACCAAATGGGCTCATGTAGCCTAAATTTTAAACCAAAAAAACACATATATGCAAGTAGTTGGAAAATTCAACGGAATTTCAGAAGATTTAAAGAAAGCCATTCCTGCTTTAGAGCCGGGACAATCTGTAACTTTTGAGATGCTTACAGGGGTTAAAAACAACGACCCAGATGAGAAAGAAAGACAAAGAAACCCATTACTTTACCCAAAAGCTAATATTCCTACTAGAGACAGGATTAAAGACCCTTATTTAGCAAAGCAAGGAAAAGATGCATGGGTAGATGTGGTAGTAGCTGATTGGTGGGATGGAGAAAAGCCGGGCAAGGAAAGATTCTTTATGCCGGGCGTTAGCGATGGTTTAGGTGGATTCCAATTCACAGGCCGTTTTGCATTAGTAGGTGGTAATCAAAAAGATGAGGAACTGTATGAGTACCTTATGATTAGCAATTACAACAGAGATAGTGTTTTAGGAGAATCAAGAGATGCTAGTAAAGCGCCACTTTTTGGTGTTGTAAATCAAAGAAAATCAAGCCAAAAGGCACTTCAAGGTTTTGAAATCCTGAAAGAAGCAATTGGTATTATTTCTAAGATGAAACCAGCAGAAGCTCGTAAAATTGGAGCCGCACTTAACTGGAATGAATTTACTGATGATGAGGTAATCTTAGCGGAAGTAGCAAACTTTGCTCGTTCTAAGCCGGATGAATTCTTAAAGGTTTATTCAGACCCTTCTAAAGATATTAAGTCAGCAGTAAGACAAGGCTTAGATAATGAAGTAATTTCATTTGATATGGCTACTGGTAAGGTTTCAATTGGCTCTCAAGAAATCACTACAATTTCAAAACAAGACAGAGGAAATGTAACAGATGCATTGACTCAATTTATCCAAACTGCAAAGAATGGTAAAGAAGTTCTTGCTAATATTGAAAAGCAATTAAGTGAGTTAGCTAAGGCTTAAAATTTAATTAAATTATAAGAAAAAAGCTCTACTATAAAAAAGTAGGGCTTTTTTTATTATTTAAGATTTTTTTGGTAATTTTGGTAAACTTTTTTATTATGCCGCTTACACCAAATTTTACCGCATCGCAGGTTGTATCAACCCCTAATTTATTAATATTAAATGATACAAGTACAGGTTCTGATGTTGCTATTACTACTAGAAGGGTGTATATGCAAAAATCAGATGGTACTTATTTAGTTGAAACTGGTACAACTACCAACTATGAAGTATGGTCGTTAGCCACTGGAAATACAATTAGTTTTAACGTATTAGATAGAGATTATGCATTGAACATCACAGTTGAGTGGAGAGATAATTCAAACACGCTTTATAGCAAGACGGTTACGTATGGTTTTTCTACTTACGCAAAGATTTATAATACTAAATTATCTAAAGCTCAAATATCTGCTCCTGAAAGATTGGATGGGGATAATTGGCTTTCTACAAAGTTTGCTTTAAATACTTATATCCGTGCAGCAGATGATGCAATTACACTAGGTGCAGGAATCGCTATTGCGCAATTAAGTTTGAATAAAGCAAAATATATTATTGACAATCCTAAATTAGTTTACTAATGCCAACTACAGCAGATGTTATTGATATAGCAAAAGTTTCAACCTCTTTAGTAATAAGAGATATTGCATTAGGTAAAGAAACAGATTTGACTTTACCTAAGAAGTTGCAAATGGAAGCAGATATTTTACAGTGGGTTGATGATGCGAATTACACAGGAATAAACCTTGTTGGTTTTACAGAATACGTGTATGGAATGTGCGGTGGGTATGCTTATGAAGCAGAAGGTATTATTGGCACAGGTGGTATCGTTGTTAATCCAAGTAGCGGAGGTTCTGCAATAACTATTGAGCAGTATTCTAAATTTGCAAGTAGTGGTTCTACAACAATTACATTTAGTGAAGCAGTTAATAAAACACTTCTTTACGCAAGTAGAGGTGGTATTGATGTTGGTGAAATTATATTTAGTGGCGTACCTACAGGAAATCAAGTTAGATGGGATACTAATACCGGAACTTTAACAGTTGCATCAACTGTAACTTTTGGCACAGGAGAATTTGTGAGAATATTAGTTATCTAATAAAAAAATATTAAAATGGCTATACAAGGTTTTTTTACCGGTGACGTTAAGATAAGAGAATTAAACGGTGTATTAAGAGCTGTAAATGGTATCGTAGAAGTAGCATCTGATGCAGGTACTGTAACGAGCGTTGGTTTAGCTGTTGGTTCAACAGGAACTGATGTGAATGTTGCGAATAGCCCAATAACGAGTAGTGGTAATATTACTTTAAATTTACCAACCGCATCTGCAACAAATAGAGGTTTATTGAGTTCAGCAGATTGGGCAATATTTAGCGCAAAGCAAGGTACTATTACATTAACAACAACTGGTAATAATGGTTCTGCAACTTTGATTAGCGGAACTTTAAATATTCCAACATACACTTTGGCTGGACTTGGCGGTATTAGCTTGACTTCGTTAAGTGCATCAAGCCCTTTATTATATAATAATACTACAGGAGCATTTTCTATACAAGTAGCAAATGGTTCGCAAAATGGTTATTTATCATCAGCTGATTGGACAACTTTTAATAGCAAGCAATCTGCATTAACTTTTAGTTCTCCATTAGTAAACACTTCAGGAACTATATCTATACCAGCTGCATCAGCTTCGGTTAATGGTTACTTGAGCTCTACAGATTGGGCAACTTTTAATAATAAACAAGCGGCATTAAGCGGAACGGGTTTTGTAAAGATTAGTGGAACAACTATTAGCTATGATAATAGTACTTACTATTTAGCTTCTAACCCAAGTTCTTTTATTGCCTTAACAGCTTTATCAGCTACGGCTCCATTAAGTTATAGTAATACTACAGGGGTATTTTCAATATCTCAGGCTACTACGTCAACTGATGGTTATTTATCTAGCACTGATTGGAATACTTTTAATAATAAACAGGCAGCAGGAAGCTATATAACTGCATTAACGGGAGAGGCTACTGCTTCAGGACCCGGAAGTGCTAGTGTAACTTTAAGTACTTCTGCGGTTACAGGTAAGCTACTTACAGGATTAAATTTAACAGGTGGTGGCACTATTGCTGCTACTGATTCTATATTACAGGCTTTTGGTAAAGTTCAAAACCAAATCTCAGGATTAGCTGGTGGCGTTACTTATCAAGGCACATGGAACGCATCTACAAATACCCCTACATTAACAAGCTCTGTTGGAACTAAGGGTTACTACTACATAGTAGATGTAGCTGGTTCTACTAACTTAAATGGTATCACTGATTGGAAAATAGGTGACTGGGCTATATTTAATGGCTCTACATGGGATAAAGTAGACAATACAGACGCAGTAAGCTCGGTGAACGGGTTTACAGGAGCGGTGAGTTTGACTACTTCTAATATCGCAGAAGGTACTAATTTGTATTATTTAGATTCAAGAGCAAGACTTGCTTTGAGCTTTACGGCTGGTTCAGGAGCTTATGATAATACTACTGGTGTTATTACAATTCCAACCAATACAAGTCAGCTAACTAACGGTGCAAACTTCATTACCCTTTCTTCGCTATCTGCAAGCTCACCATTGGCATATAATAGTGGAACTGGGGCTTTCTCTATCCAAGTGGCTACAGGTTCTCAAAATGGCTATTTAAGCTCTACAGACTGGGCTACATTTAATGGTAAGCAAAATGCTTTAACTTTAACGACTACAGGCTCTAGTGGGTCTGCTACTTTAGTAGGTGCTACATTGAATGTTCCTACCTACACTTTAAGTGGTTTAGGTGGTGTGCCTACAAGTAGACAATTGACCATTAATGGTACGGCTTATGATTTAAGTGCGGATAGAAGTTGGTCAGTAGGTACGCATACAGGTTCTTTAACTTCAGGATATATACCTAAAGCTACAGGCACTACGTCTTTGGCTGATAGTTTGGTTTATGATGCCGGAACTGCTGTTTTGATTGGAACAACTACGGCTAGTACATCTAAATTTATGGTGTATTCTACCACGGCAGATAATCATTATCAGGCAATCGGTTCAGCTCCATCATTTAGATTTGCAGATACGATTACTTCTCCTAATTACACCGGTATTATCGGCTTAGCTACGGCTTCAAATAACTTTATTATAGGCGCAGTGGCTGGTGATATGGTACTTGCGAATAACACTACTTCATCTTTAGGTAACTTTTTATTTGGTACAGGTACTACGGAGAGAATGAGGATAACCCCAACGGGTAATGTGTCAATCAATAATACAAACAATACATATAGATTTGATGTAAATGGAACTGTTAGATTTACAGGTCAGTTAAGATTGGAGTCTACTATTACGGACGGAACAAATACATACACGCTACCAAGTGCTACGGGAACTTTAGCACTTACTTCTCAAATACCAAGTGTAACGGGTTACGTTCCGTACACGGGCGCAACTGCTAACGTAGATTTAGGAACGCATACTTTAATTGCTGCTAAAGGTACTTTTTCAAGTTCTGGTAGTGGCGATACAGTTGGCATAACACATTCAAGCGGAAGTGGTATTGCTTTAAATATTACAAAGGGTGGTAGTGGCGAAGGCTTATACATAAACAAGACAAGCGGTAGTGGTAACGCTGCAACAATCATAGGCACTTTAAACGCAACTACTTTAGTTAAGTCGGGCGGTACATCTTCGCAATTTTTAAAAGCCGATGGTAGTGTAGATAGCACATCATACGGCACGGGTTCAGTAACAAGTGTAGGCTTATCTTCTGCAACAAGTGGAGTAACTATTGGCTCTACACCTATTACAACAAGTGGAACTATTACTTTAGCTATTGCTACTGCAAGTGGTTCTCAACAAGGTTTATTATCAAGCACCGATTGGACTACGTTTAACAACAAGCAAAACGCTTTAACCAATCCAGTAACGGGTACAGGTACTACAAACTACCTACCTAAGTTTACGGGTGCAAGTACAATAGGGGATAGTGCGGTACAAGATGATGGAACAAATGTTACTATATTATCTCGTATAGTTGGTATAAATGGAGCAACTGAATCTGGATGGGGATTAAAAGTTTATGAAAATTTAAAAGTACAAAACAATAACGGAACAACTATTTTGCAATTATCCGATATTGCAAGTGGTGGTAAAACTTGGTCTTTAATTAGTTCGGGAACAGGTAATGTGCATTCAATTCCAAATGGTACTTTTTATTTAAGAAACTCAAGCGATGGTTTAACTGCTTTACAAGTTACCGCTTCAGGCAATTTAGGATTAGGAGTTACACCGAGTGCGTGGGCGAGTGGTTATAAAGTAGCACAATATCAAGGAGGATTTTTAGGCTCTGATGGAACTTCATATATCTATTTTGGGCAAAATGCTTATAGTGATGGAACTTTTAAGTATTTAGCAAATGGGTTAGCTACAATATACGCCCAAGATGCAGGTAAATATATTTGGTATCAAGCACCTTCAGGAACGGCAGGTAACGCTATATCCTTTACCCAAGCTATGACGTTAGATGCGAGTGGTAATTTAATGGTGGGAACAACAAGTCCTGTAACATTTAGCGGATATAAAACATTATCTGTAAATGGTTCAAGTGGTGCTTCTTTTGTTACAATGGCAAATGGAACTTCTGCTATAAGGCTTATTAGTAGTACTACCGATAGTGCAGTATGGGAGCCGAGAAATGTAGATATGTTATTTGCAACGAACAACACTACACGTCTTACTTTAGCCTCTACAGGAGCAGCTACATTCTCAAGTAGTGTAACAACGGGTGGAAATGTTTTTATACCAAATGGCAATTACTATTATGCAAAAAGAAATACAAGCGGAGATAATATTAATGTATTAGGTTTTGCAAGTGGTAGCGATACATTAACAATTAAAGGTGGTACAAGTGGAAGTGCTGCATCTATTCAGTTTGCTGATACAGGTGGTACAATCGCTACGTTCTATAACTCTAACTTTGGTATAGGTACTACATCGCCAAGTAGAAATTTAACTGTAAAGCAAAGCGTAAATAGTTATTTAGGTGGTTTTTCAGTAGAGAGAAACGATAACAATAATTATTTAGGAATATTTAATGATGGTAGTATATGGAATATTGCAGCATCTTATCTTAGTGGTGGAAGCTATCAACCAATAGGATTTTTTACAAGTGATGTAGAACGTATGCGCATAACAAGTGGGGGGAATGTAGGTATAGGTACAAGCAGTCCAACAAGTAAACTTCACGTTGTAGGTTTAC